CTGTGGAAACAGTCTTTGTCCACGAATCGGGCGAGATGATGGAATGTGGCAAGTTGCACGTTCCCGCTGCCAAACAAGACCCGCAAGGTTACGGCTCGGCGTTAACGTATGCACGGCGCTATTCTTTGATGGCGGCTTGCGGTATTGCTCCAGAGGATGACGATGGCAATGCAGCAACTAGGAAACAAGCACAACCAGCATCAGAGCCAAACGTAAGGTTTATTGAGGAGCAATTAGGCGTTATGGCGACTTGCGCGACCATAGACGAATTGAAACTTGCTTACAACGGGGCTTATGCTTGTTGCGATGGCGACCAGATGTATCAAGCCAAAGTAATTGCAGTCAAAAACAAACGTTTAAAGGAACTTAAAAATGTCGCTTGAATTACCTAACACATGGCCTGGTCTGATTGAACAAGGCACGGACGATTGGTTTACCGCCCGTCTGGGCAAAGTAACCGCCTCACGGGTTGCTGATCTGATGGCAAAGACCAAAAGCGGTTACTCCACTAGCCGCGACAACTACATGGCCCAATTGGTCTGCGAACGCCTTACCCAAACCAAAGGCGATTCGTTTACCAGCACCGCAATGGAATGGGGAACAACTCAGGAACCATTTGCCCGTGCAGCGTATGAGGCCAAAACGGGCGCAATGGTCGAGGAAGTAGGCTTTGTACCCCACCCAACAATTGAGTGGGCTGGTGCCTCTCCTGATGGCCTTGTTGGGGACGATGGGCTGGTAGAAATCAAATGCCCAAACACGGCAACCATGATTGACACATTGTTAACCGGCAAAGTGCCTTCCAAGTACAACACGCAAATGCAATTTCAAATGGCTTGCACAGGACGCGCTTACTGCGATTACGTTGTGTTTGACCCCAGGATGCCCGCTAAAGCCCAATTGTTTATCAAACGGGTTAACCGCGACAACGCATTTATCAAGGAAATGGAAGGGGAAATCATTAACTTTTTATCAGAAGTAAACGTTCAAATTCAACAACTTAACGCAATCATTGAAAGTAATTAATCATGGCAATCACTAAAGAAATTTCCTGTGTAGTTGGGACATACACCAACAAGGACGGACAACAAAAGAATCGTTACCAGCGTATTGGATCAATCATCAACACCAAAAACGGGGAAATGCTCAAGATTGACGTTATCCCCTTGGTTGAAGGCGGCTGGTCAGGTTGGTGTTATATCAATGAGCCAAAATTAAAAGAAGAAAAGTTCACGGGCTTGCCTGCTGATGACTTTGATGCGCCATTCTGACGTTCACTTATCAGGCACGGAAATGCTGCTATTACGCGAAATTGGACGTTTGCGGCATTCCGTGACAAGTGAGCAAGGAACGGAAAAACGGCAAGACAAATCACAGGACAAAGAACAAATGGCAATCGTAGGCGTTATTTCTGAATATGCGGTAGCAAAGCGCCTTAACTTGCACTTTAATCTTGACTGTGATTTTAGGAACTTTGGCGCTGATCTTGTAAGCAAAAGTGGCAAAGAGATTGACGTTAAATGCACCAAGCCAGGCGGCAACCTAAACGCCGTGGAATGGTCAACAAAGAAACCCGCCGACATTTTTGTTTTAACCGAAATGCACAAGGAATTTGTCCGCATCATTGGTTGGATTAGTCGGGAAAATTTCTTGATTCGGCAAAACCAAAAAAACGTAGGCAATGGAAGTTTTTACTCAGTCCCTCAATCTAAATTAAATCCATTATGAAATTTCTAAAATTCTTTAAAGATTACTGGCGTGACTTAACCCCTTTGGAAGTCATCACCCATTCTTTGGCCCAGGCGCATCTGGAGAGGCTTGAATCAGAGAACGCCACCGAGTACGCAAAGGCTTGCCTCCAACTCAGCCTAGCCCGTATTGAGCGTCTTAACGAACGCATGAAGGAGTACAAACGTGACTGAAGTAATAATTGGATTTTTATGCTTTTTCGCATGGCTTACCCATGTATTCACTTGCTTTGCTCAAGGTTTGTGGGGATTCTTGGTGGCTGGTGCCATTTTGTTTCCCATTGGCATTCTGCATGGCTTTTATCTTTGGATTCGATAGGAGAAGTTATGACTGATGCAGACAAAAAATACATGGCCTATGACAAACCAGAAGAGGAGCATCCAGACCCTTATGAATTCCTTGGGCAGCAGATCAAGGGAATTGTTGTGTGGATAATCTTTGTGGTGGGTGCGTCCATGCTTGTAGCGGCGGTGTTCAAATGAAATACACAGAACTATTGAAAGACGCTGCTGTAATTGTGCGCGGCAAATTATTATGGAAGCGTTTTATTGACGGCACACCCTTGAGTAACGATTTGCCTTTTTGGATGGCTGACTTTGCTGCCGCAGCAATAGCGCATGAGCGTGAGGCGTGTGCCAAGATTTGTGAAAGTAATATATGGAGCAAAGATGTGGCATGGTGGAGGGAGGCTACAAAGTCAGAGGTGAGCGTTGAGTCCAGCGTTCAATGCGCTGTCGCCATCAGAGCAAGAGGTGAAGCATGAGCGAAATGAAACCAACCCCAAAACTGCGCTTTGTTGAGCGCAATGTGCCCTCGTACCGAGGCATCAAAATCCTCCTTCAGCAATGGTGGGAAACAAATAACACCATAAATCTTGGTTTTGGCGGGGAACTGCCAATAGGCGAAACAAAAGGCGAATGGCGCGATGTGCCAATTGAAAAGGAGCAAGCATGACAGGCTACGAATCAAAACGCGCAGCAGCGCGGGACAAGTTGGTTGATGATCGGCGGGCTTACTACGAAAAGTTTGACGACTTGTATGCTGTTTATCTCAACGGTGTTTACGATGGCAAGAAAGCAGCACAGCCAGCGCAGGAGCCTGTGGCGTGGCTATGTAAGGCTGACAAACACGGTTTGTTTGGTTTACCAACAGCGGACAAGGCTTGCAAAGATTGTTTTCCTGTTTACACCAACCCACCACAGCGCCCTTGGGTTGGGTTGACGGATGAGGAAGTATGTGAAATTTGCGACTCATACTACAACAGGGACAGCGAGTTGGCGCAAATGGTTGAAGCCAAACTAAAGGAGAAAAATTCTTGAAAATTGAAGAAATTGTAGATTATGCAATGCCTTGTATGCTGGCAGAAAAAGCACTTAAGGAAACGCATCAATATATGTTGGCGCAACAACCGATGAAAGCAATGGTAGTTGGAATAATGGCTATTAAATACGTTAACGATATGTTAGATGCAATTGAGGGAAATATACTTGATGGCATAGAAGAAGCGCAAAAATGAGAGCAATGACAGAACGAATCAGGCCCATCCTTACCCAATATGAGGAAGGCTTAACCGCACGGCATATAGCGGCATTGCTTGGCGTTCCTGCCGATGCGGTAAAACGATCTATATGCACTATGGCAGACGTTTACATTGATCGGTGGACATCACACACCGATGGAGGCAAGTACGTCCCTGTTTACGTCAAAGTAGATGTACCAGAGGATTGCCCTCAACCAAATAATTGACACTCAGCGGCGCGGCGCTTTAAAAGGCCAGGAAGTACGCGCCCACCGCCCTTAGTCCACAACATCAATTGTTCTTTGGCACCTTCCCAATCTTGAGCATTTATCTTGCGTTTTAGGGTTGACGTTTGGATACGGCCTGTGCCCAAATTGTAAGCAAAGTCCACAATGGCGTTGCACTTACGTTCATCTGTCAAAAGGATTGAACAGTTGCGTAGCACACCAGGCAAGTAGGTATGGCGCAGTTCGTGGAGCAATAACGCTTCTGCATCAGGCTCTGACATGGGCGCGTCTGTCAGGCTAACTTTACGTCCATCAGCGTAATAGGTTGAACCATAACCAATAGTTGCAACATTGGCAGGGCATAAATAGGGCTTGCTTTTAAAGCCCTCAAACCGCTTACATAGCGCAACGGCTATATCTAAGTTCATAGCCCGCGCTTGGCAAGTGTACGATCTAGGAACCAGTAATTTAGCGTACCGCTAACCAGCGCAGCAAAGTCGCCTGACATCATCAGTTTAAACACGGCATCAGGATGAGCGCCCATAGTCCAAGCATTCCAGGCAAACCAAACGTGAATAAAACTCCAAAGCAAAAGAATCCAATAGGTGACTACAGGACGCACAGAAGCGGAAAGACTAGCCACCCATCCACCAGCCGCCTTAACCATCTCTGTTTGCTGTTCTATGGCGCTGTTGAAGGCATCCATCACGCCAGCGTCTACCGCTGCTTCCCGTTGAGCACCAATCTCTGCTAATTTCTGTTGTCCGCGCAATGTCTCTAACTGGCATTGTTGCTGAAACATAGCCAGTTCGTGGGTACGTTCATTTTTCTTGTCTAGCCATTTAAGTACTTCGGGGGCCATACGAAACAGGCCGCCAAGCAAAGAACCAATAACACCGCCGCCTAGTAGTTCAAACATATCAATCCTTTTTGCAAGGTAGTTCGTCCTCATCGTGGGACAGTTTTACGCCAGCCAGCAGGCCGATAAAGCCGCCGATGATGGTCTGAAATGCAGGGCTTAACAGTTTAAATATTTCGCTGTTGTCCACTTCTTTTGACCACAAGCCCATCAAAAAAGCGCCTACCATACCAAGAACAGAAATACACAATGTTGCGCTAACCATCAAGGTAACTGCAAACGTTAATCGTGCTTTGATGTTGTCGTTCATTTGTTTTCCCTCTTGAGTGCTTTTTCGTAACCCTGTATCACTTTTGCGCGTAGCAAAGCGTTGTCTGATGCGCCCGACCATTCCGACAAGGAGTTCCAAATATCTGCGTAGTTTTGGGTACTGCATACATTTTTATCCAGCCAATCCAGCATGGCTACACGGCGCTCCATAGGATCGTGTACCGTCCATGCAATCACATACAAGTCTTGTATTGAACAGCCCTGTACCGGTTTGGGCTTCTCTATTTTCTCCGGCGGGGTTGCCGAAAGGATTAGCCTGTCCTCTGCAGCCGACACTGTTACCAGCATCAAAAAGATTAAGAGAAACAAGCGCATTTAACACAAACTAGCCCTTGTTAAACCAATGCAAAAAGTAACCAGCAACACTACCCAAGGCAGAAACAATAGTCATACCCATCCAAAACCCGCCTTTGCCTTGCGCCGCCATTTCTAGCAAACGATCTATGGAGGCTTCAAGTTTATCAATCTTGGTTGACATTTCATCAAAGCGGCGCTCATAGTTTTGAACGCGCTCCCACAAAACGCCGTATTTAATAGGATCAAAAGAATCGGGTGTCATGATTTTTGGATAAATGCAAGTGCGTAAAAAGTTGGAAGGTTAGTGCCAACGCTGCTTGTAACCGATGAAGTAAAACCGCCAGTATTACCAACAGAGTAAGTATTGCCAGCGCCTACAACAAAGGAATCTTTGAGATTGGGAGTGCCATTAGAACCATCGCACAAGTAATAGCCAGATGGGACAGAAGCAATTGTTCCAGACCACATAATGATGCCGCCAGCCGGTACTGCGCTGACCGCCGATGTTGTCCCAATGATTCCGTACAGGTTGTCGTATGTCTGAATGACGTTAAACGCCGAATCGGTCAATGTGAATTTGTAGTTAGAGCCAGCGGTTAACCATATCTCTTGCGGTGGTCGTCCGTCCGTGCCTAACTGGATTGGATTGGTGTTTGCAACCGTTCCCGCCGACGATGTGTAAGTCGCCGCAGGGGTTGTGGTGCCTGCAAGGTAGGTGTAGATATATCCCCCGTTTAAGGGGATTCCTGTGGTGGTAAAGAACTGGAATCCGTTACCGATGGGGGATAGATTAACTGCCATTTCCAATGTCCTTTATGTATGTAATGCCAGCGGCTGGCTCAAGTGCTTTTTTAGTTCGTTGTCCTGCTTTGAATTTTTGAACTTGCCCACGAACCATGCTTCCAAGTGGTAATCCAACCTTGCCACCACCAACAACGTTTCCAAGGGTTTCTAAGCCCCCTGCTGCACGTTCAGCCATTGCGCCGACCAATGTATTGGAATTGTTTACAAAAGCGCCTTTTGGTTGCGCTTGGGTGTAATGTGCAACATTGCCCAATGTTTTCAACGTAGACGATGCATCAGGGTTAAAAACAAGGTTTAATTTTTCAGATTTGTCCAATTGATTGAGGGCTTTGTTAAAGGCTGCTTGCGAAAAGTTGCCTTGACCATCTATTGATTTTTCACGCAGCCAATTTAACGTGCCTGCGCTCATGTGCTGGTGAGAAACAGAGTCGCGTCCCAATTGGTCAATCATGGTTTTCACGTTGTCGCGTGTTCCATTGACAACAAATTTATCAATGAATTTGTCAGGCGGCACAGAATTATTAACCGCAGCATCATACGCTGGGTCTTTTTCAAGCATTTGGAATCGTTCCCTAGCAGCGCTTCTAGCCTCATCAGCCAACGGCTTAACTCGTTTTGCACTTTCTTGTAAAGGTAAATTGTCTAGTTCTTGAACCATAAATTTAGCAGCCATGCGCGTTGGGCCTTCAGCAGCAGTTGCAGAAATATTGCTAAGATTTCGGCGAGAACTCAAATAATTTTCAAGAGTCATTGAATCAGATTCTGCCATTCTTTTTATGGCCGCCATTTGTCCTGCTGGTGCATCGTCAGTCAACAATTCAGAACCAAGTTTTTTATTAATGTTTTCTAACAATGTTGGAGCATCAATTGGAAATTGACCGCCATTAGCATCGCGTAATGCTTTAAATTTTGCATTAATGTTTTGATTACGCACATCATCAATTTTTTTGTATGAGTCAATTAGCGCATCACTATTTTCTATGGTTTTTGTACCATAAGCGTCAGGAGCAGCAATCTCACGAATTGCATCCATGTTTTTAATAAGTTGTCCATTTTGCTCATTAAGACGCGCAGCCATTTGAGGGTCTGCACCCCTGCTGTTTTGCTCCATAGACAATTGGCTAACGTCACCCGTAGCCTGTCCATTGGTAAGGCGCACCGGCTCGGGCAATGAATCTGCCTCAATGTGACGCTGTAGGACAGGAACGTTGACTTTGTTTGGCGGGATATTGCTGACCGCTTTTTGTAAATCGGGGCTGGCGTTTGCCAATGCCGCCTTGATTGTCATTTCAGTTGGAACTGCTGCCGCGCCTACGGAACCAGGTGTTACCGCTTCAAACGTGTACTCAGGCAAAGCCGACTTGATCTTGGCAATACCAGCCTTGACAGGTTTAATACTCGCAGGAAGGGCCATCATTGCAGCGTTAACGCCTTGCTCAATGTCAGTAGGGCTAATCCCTGTTCGCTGGCCTGCTGCCTCTGCGCCTTGGGCAATTACGCCGCCAACCGCTTGCATTGCTTGGCTGGGTAATGACGTTTGGTAACCAGGCGCTCCAACCGTGCCTGTCAACCGACCAACAGGGTTTGCCAAGGCTTGGGCAACAGGTTGGGATGCTGCCGTGGCTTCCTCTGGGCTTAGACCAAACACTCGACCAGCACCATAACCAACCGTTCCCGCTACTGCGGACGGGATATTACCAACAACATCAAGCGCCGATGCAATCTCGCCTGGTGCGCGTTGTTTCATTTGAAATGCGCGTTGGAAGGCTTGAGCCACCATTCCTTGAGGCTTGGGTTGATAAGCCTGCAATTCCGCTGCCGTTGGGCCTCCTTGACCACCACGACCACTTCCACCGCTTACAGCAGGCATATCAAGAAAGTCGGCAAATGTGCCTGTTTGCGGGGCGGCTGGTGCTTCCATAGTAGATAAACCGGCTTGCTGCATTGCTTTTTGCGCTTCAGCAATGTCTGCCATATTTCTTTGATATGTGTCAGTTCCAGGCTTTATGTCTTTTGTGACCGCTTGAAATTGCCTCAATCTTTCCGCAAGGTCGTTATAACCAAGCATTGCCTCTTTGGTTAACTGACCACCTTTTTTTGCAGGCGGCGCAGAACTAGGCGCAGCACTTGGCTGGCTTGAATCAAGGAAATCGGCAAATGTAGGCATTATCGAATAATCCCAAGTTGTTTAGCCAATGCACGTTTTTGACGCAATGCAGCAATTTCCGCTGGGCTCATTGCATTCATCATATTTTGCGCTTCCATTTGAGACATTTCTTGGAAGAAACGTGGGTCGGCAGCGTTTTGCCATTGTAAGAGTTTGTTTTGATATGCAACAGGATCGCCTGTAGCACCTTGCAAGAAATTGGCTTTTGCAGTGTTAAATTGTTCTTGCCCAATTAATTGGTTAGTGACCCGCACCATACCCTCTTTGGTCATTTTGGTGTTAGGGCTTGCCAACTCAGCCAAGCCTCGGGCAGCATCCGTGTTCCCACCAGCAAGTTGTAGTAGTTTGGTGTTCTTTGCCAGTTCGTCTGTGGATGCGCTTTCCAATTCGTTGAAAGGAATTCCAATTGACTGAGCAAGATTAGCCACAAACTGCTTTTTCTCAGCCAATGCACCCGTGTACGATTCTGGGATAAGTTTCTTGATGTTTTGGTATATGGCAATTCTCTGAGGCGCTTCACTTGCTTTTTGCGATGTTGCAGTCCAATCTGAGCCTAAAGTTTCTCCAAGTTTTGTTTGCAAGTTTGTGGTTGCTGGGCCAACACCGGCTTGCACAAGGCCACTTTGACGCTGCGACAATGGGCCAAGATAAGTAGTTGCTCCTGTTGGGCCTGCAACAGTTGTTTCGGGCGACAATTGACGTTCAACGCCAGGGCCAATTTGCTGGCCTGGTTGCTGAACAGATAAATAACTTCCTGCCGTTGTTGGAACATTTGCTGCTCCTGTGCTTAATATTTGCGCCGCTGGGTATAACTTGTCTAAATGCGCCGATGCCTCCAACGATTGCAGACCATTACGACCAACCCACAATTGCAATTCAGCAGGCGATCCAGTTTTAGGGATTTGCGCCGTTGATTGTTTAATTGCATCATCACCAGCACCGCTATCCTTTAGGGTTTTGGTCATGGAATCTTCAATGTCTTGAGGCGTAAGGTCTTTTTTAGTTGCAAGGCCAAGCAATTGACGCGCAGCATTAGATTGAAATTCTTTTAATTCTTGAATCTTTTTGATTTTTGATTCACTTTCTGCTGCGCTAACGCGAGGCTGGGCAGTACCAGCAGCAACGTTTGCCTCTGTCCGTGCGCGTTCAGATTCCGCTTGTGCGCGGGCAATGTCAGGGTTAAACATTGCCTGCGCTTTTTTTAATTCAAGTTGGCGCTGTTGTAACGCCAAAGGATTCATCTGTTGCGCTTGCTGGTATTGCTGCACACCCGATGCCATGTTCATCATGTCCGCAAGTGACGTTTGCGGCATGGCAAGATTGGTGTAGCCTGTGAAAGAGTCTGCCATATCTAATCCTTATTTCGGGGGAGCAAGTAAAGACGCAAGGAATGTGGAGTTTGCAAGGCCGCTTGTGCCCCCCGCAAGCGCTTGGGCTTTACCAACTGCTGCCGCTGCTTGTGCGTTAGCCAATGCGGTTTGCAGATCAGTTGTGCCTTTGCCGTAAGACGTTCCAGCAGCCTGTGCGCCAGTGTTTGCGGTTTGACCCATTCCCGCCAATCCTGACAAATTTTGGTAAATGTTTTGACGTTGATTTTGGTAATTTGTAAACGCATTTTGATAGGCGTTTCCTGCATAGTCTTGCGTGTACTTATTCAAGCCTTGCAACGTATTGCCCGACAACGCACCACCGCCAACGTTTGCAGCACGTTGGTTTGCCATCTGCCCTTGTTGGAGCATAAAGTCATAGTTAGGCGCTAACCCTTTGGCTAAGTCTGAGGCATCAAATTGGTGCTGCAAATAGCCAGAGCCTGTGCCCATTGTTGTGGGCAGTCCTGTAACGGGGTCGTATTGCTGATACTGACCCGTCCCAAGCGCACCAAGTTGACTTAGGGCATTAGTTCCAGTTGTTTGATAAGGCTTTTGAAACCCTAGTTGCTGGTTGTAAATGTCTTTCAGTACGCCTTGCGAGGCTGTATTTGCTGCGGTTGTAGCGTCCAATCCAGTGTTGATTGCGCTGGTTAGGTTTGCAGCATTGCCTGCGCCTACTGCGCCTGACAACAAGGCCGCAAGTTGCGTTCCACTAAGGCCGGTTGCATCTGTCAATGATTTTAAAAGACTTGAGCCACCACCTGCGGCAGCGGCGGCATCTGCTGCGGCCTTTGCATCAGCGGCAACCTTGGCTTTAGCGGCAGCATCAGCAGTTCCCGCAGCAGCAGCGGCATCAGCGGCGGCTTTTGCATCAGCGGCGGCTTTTGCAGCGGCATCAGCACCAGAAATAACACCTTCGCCTCCAACCAATGTTCCTGTGCCGCCTGCTCCGGTAACACCTCCAGCGCCAACAGTACCACCTCCAGCACCGGCAGTAGTTAAACCCGTGCCTCCACCCATTGATGAAAGACCAGTGCCGCCTGCGGTTAAAGAACTGCCAGCATCGCCGCCAAGGTTTGACAATGCAGTTAATCCAGTTCCACCACCCATACCCGCAACGCCGACTCCTCCGGCTGTTAATGCGTCACCAGCAAGTCCACCAGTATTTAATGCAGCAATTAATCCTGTACCGCCGCCCATTCCAGCAACACCTGCACCGCCAGTGGTTAAACCTGCGCCAGTTAAGTCTGCACCAGTTGCACCCAACGTGCCGGTCAATCCTGTACCGCCGCCCATTGACGAAAGACCAGTTCCTGATGTTAGACCACCTCCAGTAACAACATCAGTACCAGCGCCGCTTAACACATCACCAGCGCCTGCGCCAAATTCACCGCCTCCTGCGCCAAACAAATCACTAGCAGCAGGGCCAAACAAATCATTGAGGGCGGGGCCAAGGAAGTTAGCGCCAATCATTGACAACCCAATTGGAGCAAGCGTTTTGATTGCTTCGCCAAGGTTGCCACGGTTTACCAAGTTGGTAGGAGTTCCAGCCAAGTCAAGATACTGATATTGGCTTTTTCCGTTATCGTAACGATACCCAATAGGGGCCGCACTGGTGTCAGGCTCTTGATTGCCACCATGAACGGTGCGCATTGGATACACCGGCTCTACGTCCGTTCCAATGGTTTGACGAGCGTTCTTTACCCAAGAAGGCGTGACAAAATCTGCCGCACTTATGGTTTTTGGAGTTACTACTTGCGCAGTAATTGGCGCTACAAAATCAGAACTTCTAGGCATTTTCTTGTCCTTACACGTTGTAGTACGGAATTTTATAAGCGTTGCCGTTAACGGTCACGTTTATAAATCCGACTGGGTTGGCGGGCAAGGTTGCTGAACCTGCGGTTGCCGTGGTTGCGCTTGAAAAATTAAGCAAATTGAGAAAAAACTGTTGCCACGCTCGAGTTGGGCGTTTTGTGTTCGCGTCCAAAAACTCCGACTGAGGATACGGATTAATTTGTTGCGTATTGGAAAGCGCCATTAATTTTCTCCAGCCGATGATTTAAGGTTGGCAGACACAATCACAGCGTTCACAGGGTCAGAGATTGACACCTCAAACACTCGATCACGGGCCATGCCCAAACGCCGCCAAATCGCACGATTCTTGAACCGGCCCAATTGTCCGATGCTGACCCAATACTCTTTTGACCAAGTAGAACCACCATCATTAGACCAGCGCAGCATAGCCTTGGGGTTAGTTGTTGTAACCGTGGAATCAAAAGGGATTGAATCGCCAATAATGTCCTGCTGGTCAAACGGTATTGTCAGAATTGCCGTACTTGTGATTGTGTAAGGCGTTTGCAACAATATTGTGCGCGAATACAAAATCTGCGGGACAAACAAGCCTGTAGTTCCAACGCCAGGTTGAAACTGGATTTGCAGTTCGTCAAAGTATTGGCGCTGAAAGTCGGTCACCAAATGAGGCGCACGGCGCAATCTGCGCACGTTTGTGCCGTTGTCGGTGTAGTTCTGTTTGCTCAAGGAATAGATTTTTCCGTTGGAGTAATCGCCAACTAAAACCAAACCTTGGAACGATGCAGAGCAATTGCTCCAATGCCGCATATAAGTGCCATCAGAGGCCATGCCGAGCCATTTGTGCCACATGGTTGTGGTTGCGTCATAAGCCCATGTCAGATTCAAAGTCGGAAATGTCGTAACGTAGATTTCGTGCCCTTCCAATTGGTAGGTGTACGAAATAGCATCATCTATGTATTGATTCGTTAAGGTATTCTCCACCGCATGGGTTGAAATCCTTTGTGGGATATACCCTTGCATTTGCATGATCTGCGCTTGTCCGCGATTGTTGCGGGAAACGTAGGCAAATGAATTGCCAAGGCGGGCGACAGAGAATTGGGCAGCAATACCGTGCTGGGTGGACGTTCCAGGAATACGCTGGAAAGGGAAGGGAACTGCGCCCACATCCGTCCAAACTTCGGAGGATGCCTCACCCATCAAATAAACTTCGCGGTGGTCAACAATCAAGGCCACCAATTTATCGGGCGCACCATCTTTGAGCGCGTAAGATGTGGACGTGGAAATTGGGCTTAATAGATTAGACGATCCCCATTGTTGTGTGCCTGGGTTGTTGTAGACGAAATAATTGTCCACAATGTCCACTGATGTGCCGCCACTAAACGCACCATCAGAACTTGGCAAAACGCTGAAATTCAGCGCATACATGGTTATGCCGGTCACAATGGTGTGCGCCGTGCTGATTGTATAAGTGCCTGTCGCACCCGAGCCTGTGCCCAATGCGGTGATGATTGTCCCAACGGTAAGACCTACACCTTGGATTGTTTGACCAAGGTAAATTGTGCCGCTTGCTACTGCGGACACGGTAAGGGTTGTTCCTGCAATAGTCGCCGTAAACCGAGCGCCAACCGCAGCAGAAGTCATTGTTTCTGCTGCTACGGTTTGGGAAAGATTGATGGTGTAAGTGCCTGTTCCACCTGTACCCGTGCCCAAGGCGGTAATCACAGTCTCTGCCGTGATGCCGATGCCGGTCAAAGATTGATGAGCCGTAATTGTTCCGCTACTTACTTGGGTAACCGTTAGGGTTGTGCCGCTAATAGAACCCGTGAAAACGGCGTTTGCGGGGCTGGAAATGCGCCATGTGTACCGATAGACCCCATCCACAATGTAAGCGTTTATTCCGTTGTCAGAGATGCCAACACGCCCCGAGGACGAATTGAGAATGCCGACCACGGTAGCCGACAGGTTTGAAGTAAAGACGTAAACGTAGGAGCCGCAGACCGCAACCATTTGGCTACCGCCTGACAAGGTACGCAAGCCGCGCACTTCGGCATTGTTTAGCACCGCCTCTAGGGTTAACCCTGGGGTCGGATAAAGCGCAACAACGCCCCGAACGCCGCCTTCTTTTAACGGGTCAATTTCGGGGAAAAAGTTGATGCACTCCTGCGATTCTTGATAAATCGAGGGCGCTTCGTAACTTGGGCCGACAAATCCGAATTCGGGCATGACAGTCCTTTAACGCAAAAAGCCGCCGGTCAAAATCCAGCCGGCATCTTTAGAACGTCCGGTAAGTAGTGCATCCTGATAGCGCGAAACCATTTGCGGGCGCATATTAGTGCGTTTAATGGTCGCTTTAGCCTCGCCTGCAAACTTGGAAATCATGCCAATTTGCACGGGGCTGGCTTTGCCATACATAGGCATTAGACGTTCTGCAAGACACCAGCGCAGCGCATTAACGTAGCCTTGCGGAATTCGCATGATGTCGTACATTGTGGTAAATCGTGCAAAAATGGTGTCCGTAAACAAGTGCATTTCACCTTGGGACGGATTGGGCCAAACGCTCAGATTTCCCAATGTGTCGCCAGGGTTGTAGTACAAAGCCTTGGGCCACGGGCCGTTAAGGGTCTTGAGGCCGATCAAAGAATAGTCGTCAAGGGTCAGCACCGCCACGGGGTAGTCAAGGCCACCGCCAAGGATGGGTTGACCGTTGGATGTGGTGTTAATCCGCACAAATGCAGAGTTGACGCGCAAAGGCTTTTGGTAAAAACCTGAGATTGTGGTGCTTGCCACGGTCTGCGGGATGTTTACTTGATACGTTCCCGCTTCCAAAATATCACCACCAGAACCACCGATAAACGACACAATGGTTGTTCCAGGGGTGATTCCTGTGCCGGTCAGGGTTTGGTTTAGCGTAACAGCGCCCGAGGCAATAGCGGTTACCGTCAAGATGTTGCCAGAGATTGAGCCGGTAAAACTTGCGCCTATTGTCCCGCCTGGGCCGATGGTGTATTGGATTTGTCCACTTGTCACGGGGAAAATGATTTCCGTGAAGTTGTAGACCATCATATCTTCGTTAGACCATTGATCTAACATATCGTTGAGCATATCAAACGCATCCTGCGCCGCATCAGGCGTAGGCGTTTCGCCGGCCTCTAATGCTCCGATGTCTTTTAATGCTCTTGATACTATGTCGATTGGCTGTGCCATTGCTGCTCCAAGGTAAACACAGGCGGTTTCCACGGAGGCACAACAGATTTCGACTTACTGAGAAGCGCCAATTGTTCCTCTAGCCGTGATTCTATTACATTTTGCCCAAATTGCGTAGCACCGTCTTTGATCCATGAAATCACCTGTTTTTCGGTAACTTCGGCGTATGGAGTGGTCGGATTGAACCGATCAAACTCCCAAATTCCTTCTGTTTCTACTTCATTTGTCTCATCCGTAGCCAAAACGTGATACTTGGCGCGGGTAATTACTTTTCCCTCAACTGATATATCTAGGATTTTCCAACTGGTAATCACAATGTGATAGACCCTGATGATGTAAATTGGTAAACATTTAATGAACCGACTTTGGTAACTGTTGGGCTTCCTGTGGTTGCAGAAGCAGCCTTATTTGTCCTAATAATGACAATTCCCTGTTTACCGTCGTTACCAGTAGTTCCAGTAGTATCCGCTTGAGCGCCGCCACCATAACCAAGGACACCAAGGCCATCAGCGCCAAAACTAACTGTCCCGCTTCCACCGCCTGCGCCAGAATAATAAACCGCAGTTCCTGTGATCCCATAAGGTAGGCCATTGCCACCAGCCCCGCCTACGCCGTAAACGCTAGATGTTGCGCCTGCCGATCCTGCACCGCCACCACCGCCTGCGCTTGTGTTTGTTGAGTCAAAGTTTCCACCGCCGCCCGCATTGCCTGTTCCGTTTCCTGCGCCGCCATTTGAGGGAGTCGCAAACGATCCCCAAGAGCCTGCACCACCAGAACCATTTGATGCGTTACCAGCCAATCCATTTCCGCTACCAGTATATCCACCGCCTCCACCACCGCCTGCGGTCAATGAAAAAGCAGAGGATGAACTACCGCTAGTAGGAGTGCCGACCCCCGAACCGCCACCTCCAACGGTAATTGTGTACGTTCCTGATGATGGGGCCAAAGAATCAGAATAAATAATGCCACCGGCTCCACCTGGCGCAGAACCAGTTGCGCTTAAACGTGAACTTCCACCTCCACCGCCAACAATTAAAACGGAAAAGTTAGGGCCGGTTGTAAACCCATAACTATGCGGGCTTAAAAGACCAGTTGCGGCAAGGAGTGGCATGATTATGCAAACCTTGTGATTGATTCCAAAACCGTATAAGTCGCCGATGCAGTCTTAATAATTGCAACGCTATACACATCAAGGCCGCTTGCGTTTCCATTAACAGGAGCACTTCCATTTTGCCATTTAGGTGTGATGGTTGTTCCGTCAATCTTGAACACGTTTTGATAGTAGGCGGTTGCTCCTTGCGTAGCAATAAACACGATGGTCAAAGCCTGTCCAACAGACATTAGGCTATTCAATGATGTAGAACTGTTCCCGCGAACGTTAAGCGTCCAGTTTCCCGAGGCGTTTGTTGTGTAATACAAAACTGACTGTGTTGTAACGTCAAAGTTAATTGTTCCAGTTGCTGCGGTGGCAGAAATTGTGGCAACCTCTGCGGCATTTGTCAGAGTTGCGGCAAGGTTTGTGGTTGCACCAACAAAGGATTGCGTACCAGTCCAAGTATTTGCGTTTTGGATATACGCACCAGGATTTGTAAAACTAAGTGTTCCACTTCCATTGGTGATAAGCGTTTGACCACTTGTGCCATCAAAACTTGGAAGCGTAAAGTTTACGGTGGACGAGATGTTAGGGCCAAGAAGGTTGACTGCGCCACCCGAGGCGGCTTGGAAAGTTAAAGTGCTCATAGTGCTACCCAAGAAGTTGTGGCCTCATCCCAAGTATAACGATTGCCGTCATCAGGATAAGGTATTGGAGTATTCCAAAGGCAAGTGTTTTCGTCCAAAGTCCAAGACGCAAACGGCTGTGGCGGGATAAACGCATCCCTAGTTATGTCATAAGTAAACCCAATTCCAGCGTAATTTTTTCGCAATGGGTGTCCCTCTGGATGTTGACCACCGTAAGTGTTGTAAGACGTTTGCACCCATCCATCGCCAAACGCGCCGGAATCTATTACATCTTGCTCGGCTACGATTACTTGCGTAACAATGCCGTTTTCAACTTTTGCAAAATGGCTCATGGTTTACCTCAGAATGTAATTGTCCCGCTGGACGTAAATGTATAAATGGTATTGCCGCCGCTAGTGGTAACAGTTGGGGAGCCTGTGGTAGATGCAGCCGCTTGTGGAGAAGAAATAATGACCACGCCAGAACCGCCTGCGCCGCCTGTTAAATAAATACCATTGCGTTCTGTACCACCACCACCGCCACCAAGATTTGTGCCGCCAGCGCCAGGAGCAACTGATCCATCAGAACCCGCGCCACCACCGCCCGTGCCTCCAGCGCCTGCTGGGTATGACAAATACTTAGAACCGCCACCACCACCCGCATAAGTAACAGATGAACCCGTTATAGATGATGCCGTTCCATTTCCACCGTTTCCTGTTCCTGTTCCATATCCTGTGCCGCCAGCGCCAGCAGCGCCTGCGCCTCCACCGCCTGCACCCAAATAAGGGGAAGCCTCGTTTGCATTTCCTCCAGCATTTCCTTGGCCAGAAACTGCTGATCCACCAATTCTTGCAGAACCAGGGCCATTTGATGCGCCGCCACCAGAACCCCCGTCTTTTCCGTATCCAGCAGCCGTGCCAGACGAATTTGCAACAGACGTTTGATAATTACCGCCACCACCACCGCCATTGGCTGTTATGCTAGAAAAAACAGAATTTGAACCACTAGTTCCAGCATTAAGGCTTGCGCCTCCTGCGCCGCCTGCACCTACTGTTACAGTAATTGCAGTACCAAAACTTACAGAAAATCCTGTGGCAGTTAAAAATCCACCAGCACCACCGCCACCGGCAGCGTAAGTTCCACCACCGCCACCACCACCCGCAACAACAAGGTATTGAACCAATAATTGAACTTTAGGCCATGCAGTCGCCTGCAATCCTTGCGTTACCTCATTCAAGCGCCAAATACCAATCGCAGCGGATGACGTATTTGTCGCCGCCGTTGACGAAAGAATTGACCCTTTGTAGCGGGTAGACATTAGGTAATCGCCTCATACGATGCGGTTAATTCAATGGCGTTTGCCGTTCCAACTGTCACCACAATGGATTGGGCCTCACCCAAGTAAAACGCCGTGCTTTTGTCCACAACAACGATTGAGGCGTTCACAGGAACTGGGATTTGATAGACGATGCGATAGTTTGTGCCAGCGCCAGCCGCCGCACTATTAATTGCAACAGTCACCGCTGCAACAGAGCCCGTCACGTTAGCCGCCACGATATTGTCAATTTTGTTAACCGTGTTAGATGCAGGCGTTAACGCAGTCCAAGTGGTTGCCCCTGTGGTGCTAGGAATAAGGTAAGACGTATTTCCATAAATGGAAGTGACGTTGACGATATTAGGATTTGCCATTTTTATTCCTCAATAACCAAAGATTAGGCTCATTGCTATGGCTTTACCCGTTGTAATGCCTGTTGATGCAACCGTGATTGAACCTGATCCGTTTGTAACTGTTATGCCCGAGCCTGCGGTCAAGGTTGTGCGGGTAAACCCTGTGCCGTTTCCAATGTCCAATGCGCCGTTTGCAGGAGTGGATGAAAGGCCCGTTCCACCATTTGCCACGGTTAACGCATTAGTCAAGGTTAAGGATGTAACCGCCAAAGTGCCGGTGGAAGGCGTGTATTTGTACTTTGTGGAACTGGTGTATTCCGTGGTTACAACGCCGCTTGTCGCCGTGGAAAATAAAGGATAAAGCGCAGTCGCCGTGGTCGTGTCGTCTGAAATCGTAATGCCGGACGTTGGGCTTGACCAAGTTGGAGTACCCGAGCCGCTAGACGTTAATACCTGGCCAGAAGTACCCGCCGCAGTAAACGCATAAGCCGTACCCGTGCCATACGCCACCGCGCCCGCAGTCGGAGTTGCTGTTGCATTTGTGCCCCCATTCGCAATTGGCAGCGTTCCGGTCACGCCTGTGGTTAAGGGTAAACCCGTCCCAAAGGTTAGGGTTACAGATGATGGAGTGCCCAAAATAGGCGTTACAAATGTGGGGCTGGTGGACAATACGACATTGCCCGTTCCGGTGCTTGACGTTACCCCTGTTCCACCCGATGCGACCGGCAACGTGCCTGTGGTTAACGCTGAAGTTGACGTAGCGTAAACCGCGCCGCCCGATGTAAATGTGGTTAAGCCGGTGCCGCCGTTGGTTGTGTTTAATGTGCCTGCAAGTGTTACTACGCCATTTGTCGCCGATGATGGGGTAAACCCTGTCGTTCCTGCGCTAAATGACGTTACCGCCACGCCTGATATGGAAGTCCAAGCAGGCAAGCCAGTAACCACCGACAAGATTTGGCCCGATGTTCCGATGCCAAGCATGGCAGTCGTACTTGATGCCGATTGATATGGAACTGAACCCGCTGCACCGCCTGCAAGGTTTGTCGCGGTGGTCGCGGTGGTCGCCGTTGTTGCGGTTGTGGCAGTTGTTGCGGTAGCCGCATTGCCTCCAATGGATAAACCGCTTGCAGTGCCCGTTAAACTTGTTCCAGGGCCGCTAAATTCAGTTGAGGCGGTGATAGTGCTACCACCGACTGTAGAGCCGCTAATCGGCGTTCCTGTGATTGACCCGCCCGTAATTGCGACATTGTTTGCGTTTTGAGTGGACATTGTGCCCAACCCCGAAACTTGCGTGTTTGCAATGGCAATCGTAGTGTTTGTCGCGCTGGTGATCTGCCCTTGAGCGTTTACCGCTACAACAGGAACAATTGAAGCAGAACCATAGGTTGCCGCCGTAACTCCAGTGTTGGTAATGGAAAAAGTGTTTCCAGCAAGGGTTAACCCTGTGCCTGCGGTGTACGAACCAGCGGAATTAAATTGCGTCCACGTTATTGCGGTAACGCCAATTGTGCCGGTCTTGCTTGAAGTGCAGACCCATCCGGTTGTGGCCTGGCTTCCGTAAAGAACAAGGGTATATGCGCCTTGAACTTCTGACCATGTATCCATTTGCGGGGAACGTGTCCACGCTGTTGCCGATACAACATAAAGGCCATTTTCAGCGGCAGCACCTTGATTTTTTACTAAAACCAAGTCTCCAGCAACAAGGGAAACGGTGTCAATTGTCTGAAGTCCTGACAACGTGATGTTTATGGTTGTACCCGCTTGGCAGGCGTTTTTAGGATTTAACCCTTGAACAATCGCATCAGCGTATGCTTTGTTGACAATATCGTTTGCGCTTGCTGGGGCGGTTGAAATCGTGCCCGTTGTGGTCGCAATATTGGTAAACACGCCGGTTGAAGGCGTTGTCGCTCCAATTGTCGTGCTGTTAATCGTGCTGTTTGTGATGTTTAAGCCCGACTGATTGGGGCTAATTGTTGCGGAAAATGGCTGACCCTGCCCAATAAACGTATTGAATGTGTTATCCAAATTAAACAGAGCCTGCACGGGCAGGATGTTTTGATCTACTGTTTTAGCAGGGTCAGACATATTAACTTTGATTCCCGACAGGTGTTACATACACAAGTGAAGGGCCAGCACCAACGCCAATCATGCGAACATAAAAGGGTATGGTAGGGCAAGCCAATACAACAGGGGTTGTCATCAACGGAGGAAGCAAAAAGTCGCCAGGTGTACCAGACACCGGCAACACAGCAGCGCCCACATTGGCATCACCTAATTTAACCGCAACGGCGACTGCGCCGGTGTTTAGAAACGATGCAAAATTAACTTGATCGTTTACTTGGTCATTAATGATGGTTGCCGATGTTGACGATGCTGTCACAGAGATAGCGGTTGTTTGACCAACCACTCGCAGGACAGTCGTGTTAGACATATTAGACCGCCGTTACAGGCAATGGGCCTTCCGCACGAACGATTTGGATTACATACGTTCCTGCGGCTGGTGTTGCGCTTGCAGCGGTAGCATTCAAAAACTGCAAAGACAAAACGTTTGCGGTGTAGCAATCTGCTTCACCAGGAATTATTCCTGCGGTTTGGGCAGAAGTTGCACCAATTACCAAAACAATGTCTGTAGTTTGCAGGCCAGGCACCGTAAATGTCTGAACGGCGCTGGTATAAGAAGCAACCGCAGCAGGGGTAAGGGAAGGGCCAATGTAGAAGGTTTCGTGGGAATTGCCACGGGTGACTGTCGTAGAGGACATTTTGATTTCCTTTGTAAAGGTGTTTAAATTGTAACGAAAAAAGGCCACCCCCTTGCAGAGATGGCCCTCTTTCTTTTACATCAGTTTAGAACGGTACGCTAAAGTCGTAGCCGTAAACATATACGTCAAACGTAGCGCCAACGACTGCGGTAGTCAGTCCAGCGGTTACGTTCAAGTACAGGTTTTGTACTGTGTTACCAGTAGTTGATGCAGTAGGAGCAACCAACGACACGCCTGGAGGGGTACTCAGGTTTGCCGCAGTAATTGCACCGTACAGGCTAGAACCACCGGAAGTAGTAGCAACACCCATAGCCAAACCAGTAGGCGTTACAGAAGCGCCTGCGTTGTTCAGATTGGTGACGATAAGACTTTGCAACAGATAAACCGAGGAGTTAACCACGGGAATTGGATAGTTGCCGGTAGCGTTAGCGGGCACGTTTTTAACGGTGCCGATAAGACGCAAGGTTGTGCCAGTGGTAGCACCTTGGGGATGTGCAGAAATGGTTACTGCTGGGCCTGGATTTGCCATGATAAGTTTCCTTTAATAAAGTTAATGAACGGGGAGGATTTCTCCCCCCCTGTCCAATTAGGAGGCAATACGGCAGGCCAACTCGGGATAGAGTGGAGCCCAGCCATAAAGAACGTCAAGACGGGTAGGAATCGAGTCGTTGTTGATGGTGTACTGACGCACAACACGCATAGACAGACCGATTTCCTTATCGCTTGCACGACCAGCAAAGTGAACGCCATCAGGCAGTTCCAAGTCAGCAACTGCAAGCGTAAACGCATTGCGGTGCATCATCAGATTTT